GAGGGCCTTTCTCCTAAAGAAAGGATGATTTGTGGTGTACAACCCGAATGATGTCTTCCAGAAACAGCTTTCTCAGCTTGCAGAGAGTTATCGGCAGGGAACCCCATCCGTTCTTCAGCAAATGGGGCAGCCGACAGTTGAACAGGTAAAAAGCGTTCCCGGTATTGCAGGAGCACGTGAATACCTGAAGAACATGGCGGCATCCAGCTCCCAGATTCTGATGGACGAGACTCAGAACATGTTCTTCCTTGTGCGGAAGGATGCGAACGGCAATCCGTCTCCAATCACCGTCGGTAAATTTACCGTGGAGACTGAACCGGTCGAAGAGAGCCCGTATATCAGCAAACAGGACTTTGAGGCTTTCAAAGCTGAACTTTGGGAAAGACTCGGGAAAGGAGCGACAGCATGAACGATATTTTGAACTTACTCGGCGGCGGTACAGCATCTGGTGGATTTTCAATACTTCTCAAAGCGATTGGCGCTGCCATGCGCGGAGAAGACCCAGCGACGTTCATGCGCAGCATTGCCAACAATCATCCAGCACTGAAGCAAGTGGATTTTAACGACCTGTACGGCTCTGCTCAGAAGCTTTGCAAGGAGAAGGGCCTTAACCCTGATGATGTTGCGCGAAGCATTGATGGAGTTGTAGCGGGCCAAATTAAATAACAAAGGAGATACGACGTATGAACAGTAATGGTGGAAGTTCCTTCTTCGGTTCTGACTGGCTGGGCGCATTCCTGATTATCGCGATCCTGTTTGGCGGTGGCCTTGGCTGGGGCGGCAATCGCGGCCCTGCGCCGGATGTGGCGACGAAAGAGTATGTGATGGACACCGTCAACAACAGCGCTGTTCAGGGCCAGCTTCAGCAGATTGCTCTCAGCTCTGCGAACAACAACTTTGAGACTGCCAAGCTGATTATGGATCAGAACGCGGCCATGCAGCAGCAGAACTTTGCGAACCAGATCAATGTCTTGCAGGGCTTCAACGCCATCCAGCAGCAGATTGCCCAGATGGGCTTCCAGATGGAGAATTGCTGCTGCTCGATCAAGACGCAGATGCTTCAGGACAAGTACGAAGCGCTCCAGGAGCAGTACCGCACCGCTCAGAACGATCTCAGCAATGCGGCTCAGAGCCAGTACATCCTGGGAGCACTCGGACGGTTTGTGGCCTATCCGTCTCAGGCCGCGACCATCGCAACCGCAGGCTAAACACTAAGGGTGGGCGGGAAACCGCTCACTCTCTTCTTATACGGAGGAACAATTATGGATATGACAAAAATGTTCAAAGAGCTTGCGGAGTTTGTGATGGAAGAACTCTCGGATGCTCAGAAATATGCGAAGAAAGCACTCTGCCTGAAAGGCGAGAACCAGAAGCTGGCTGATATGTTCTACACCCTGTCGGTGGAAGAGATGAACCACATGAACCGGGAGCACGCGGCAATGAAGGAGATTGTTTCGACTGCCCCGGAGGAATACGGACTTGCATTTGAGCTTGTGACCGATCACGCCACAGAGTGGGCCAAGGAAATCAAGGTCATGCAGGATATGTACAGGGAGTAACCCGCAATGATTCAGATAACAGTCGAAGGCCGCAGAGCCTCCGTTTCAAATAAAGAACTGCTTACTTCCGGCTCGGCAGGGATCGAAGCGCAGTTTGTTCTTGACGAGGCCTGGGAAATGGCACCGGCAAGAACAGCTGTCTTTCGCGTAGGAGATGACGGGAATAAGTACGATGTCCCACTCGACAACTCGCTAACCTGTGTTGTGCCGCCGGAATGCCTAACGGTTCCGGAAGAAGTTTTGTTTATTGGAATCTATGGCGGGAACGGTGCCGGGACAATTATTATCCCGACGATCTGGGTGTCTGCCGGAGTAATCAGGCCAGGTACAGAACCCAACACACCGAGAGATTACCAGCCGACACCGTCTGCCCTTGAACAGATTCAGATTATCGCCAACCGGGCAGAAGTGACAGCAAGCGATGCGCTGACGCTTGTAGAAGAAAAGGCGGAAGAGATTGACCAGCGTGCGCAGAGCGGCGAGTTTAACGGGGCTACGTTTATTCCGACCGTCTCTGCCGAAGGGGTAATCAGTTGGACAAACGACAAAGGACTGACGAACCCGCAGCCGATGGACATCACAGGCCCACAGGGCCCTCAGGGTGATCAGGGCGACAAAGGTGACAAGGGCGACAAGGGCGACACCGGCGCCACGGGTGCGACCGGTCCTCAGGGCCCAAAAGGCGACACCGGCGCGACAGGCCCTCAGGGGCCCCAGGGCCCGAAGGGAGACCCGGGCGCGACGGATGCAGGTGGGGTCAGTTATGACTCCACGGAGACCTATCAGAGCGGCACCGCGGGAGCAGCACTTAATGACTTAAGTCGCCAATTAAGTGACAAAATCACTTCTCCGACTTCACCGGCTTCCGGTGCTTTTTTGGTGTGGAACGGTACGGCATGGGTTGCCCAGACTCTGGCAACATGGCAAGGGGGTAGTTTTTGAATGTGGGCAACAGTTGAAAGATGTCCCCGCATCGAAGTCAATGAACGCGGGGAAATTCGGTACAAAGATACCGGGAAGCTCGCAAGCACCTCCGTTGCGGCAACGGGGTATATACAAGTCGGCATCTGGTATAACGGAAAGCCTCAGACGTTCAACGTGCACAGACTTGTCGCAGAGGCTTTTATTCCAAATCCAGAGAATCTTCCTCACGTCAATCACAAGGACGAAAACCGGGCGAATTGCTCGGTCGACAATCTTGAGTGGTGCACCGTGAAATACAACTGCAATTACGGCAATCATATTGAAAAACTGCGTCAGAATGGTTGCAAGCCTGTTGTCGCAACCGACAAGAAAACCGGGAAAGAAACTACTTTCCGGTCTTTGGAAGAAGCAGGACGCGCCCTTAAATGCCAAGCGAATTGCATTCGCAGATGCTTAAAAGGCAAACGCGCAACAGCACAGGGTTATTATTGGCGATATGCAACGGAGGTGGCGTAAATGGCGGTAGACAAACTGGTAGACAGCGCACAGCTTAATGCTGACCTCACAAGCGTTGCCAATGCGATCCGCACCAAGGGCGGGACATCCGCACAGATGGCTTTCCCGGCTGGGTTTGTGAGCGCGGTCGATGCGATCCCGACAGGGATTATACCAACAGGGACAAAGCAGATCAGTATTACCGAAAACGGCACGACCACAGAAGATGTTACCAATTATGCAAATGCTGAGATTGTGGTCAACGTGAGCGGCAGTAGCGATCCGGATTTAGCAGTTTTCGATTATACAAATTTTAGCAACAACCGAATAAACACAGGTCCAACAAACAGATACTTTGCGCAGAATTGTACGCAAAAGAAAGTTAAAGTTATACTTAACGATTCATATTCTGGTATTTCACCATGCTTTGTTGGCGCGGCTGCGCAATTGGAAGAGGTTGAGATACAAACAAACGGCACTATAACTGATCTCTCAACCGGGCCGATTGTGTACAATTCTTATATCAAACATTTGACGTTAAACTTTTCAACAAAAGATGTTCCAGCGTCTGGATGGGGCGTCTATGCATTTAGAAATGCAGGAAGTGGAACTGGCAACTCTTGCAGAATTGACGGGCAACCAATCGACTTGTCCGGAGTTGAAAGCGACACGGCAACATTGTGTAGTTCTGGAATGTTTTACCAGGCGAAGATCAATTATGTACGGTTTAAGCCGAATACTCTTAACATGAGCGGTACGGCGTATTTCATACACGGAATTACAGGCGATATTTATGTTGCTGATGAAGACTCCATGATTTCTACAATAAATGCTTTAGGAGAAACAACTACAGGAACTATTGTATGGATAGGTAACAGTTCTGCCAGAAGAACGCAAATTGAATCGTTGATGGGCAGAGTTGATGATAGCAACGGTTATCATCTGTTTGTGAAAGATCCCTCTGGATCATTGTCGCTTGCCGACTTCGTAACAAACGTGAAAGGATGGACGCTGGCATGATTAACACGCATGACAATGTATGGGTTCCATCTGATGGCTATAAGTACATCAGCAACGGCTCTTGTTATTCAGACATGATTCGGCTCGGCACGAAAGACAATATAGCTAACTGGCATGACACCAATGATGAACCACCAGAGCCGCCTAAACCTGAAGAAGAGCCGACCATGGAAGACAAGGCCGAAGCTTACGACATTCTGATGGGGGTGGAATCATGACACCACAGGAGAAAGCAAGACAGCTCAGACCGCTGATTGAAAAGGCGGCTGGATCTCTGCCCGATGACGATGCGCTGGAAGCAGTCGAACTGTTCCCGGCGTGGGCAACCGGCGTGAGCTACACCGCAAATGAGCGTGTGAGCTATGCCGACAAGCTCTATCGGTGCGCCCAGTCTCATACATCACAGGCAGACTGGACACCGGATGTGACACCGGCACTCTGGACGGAGGTAGCCAAGCCGGGAGAGATTCCCGTGTGGAAGCAGCCGACCGGAGCGCAGGACGCTTACCAGAAGGGTGACAAGGTACACTATCCGGGCAAGGGCGATCCCGTGTATGTCTCCACCGTGGACAATAACGTGTGGGAGCCGCGCGTTTATGGCTGGGATCTAGCATAATCGTTTGTCACTTAATGGCCTAGTTTGATGACAAAAGACTGCGGCGGCTCAGTCAGCGAAAGCTCTACAACCGCCAACAGCCAAGGGGCGGCTGTGATACTGCTGAATCCGGGCGCGATGGATCAAGGGATCTTGACGGTTGGACGGTTCGACTCCGGGTATCGCGCAGGAATTGTAGCGTATCAACAGCTCAAAACCGTACTTACAAAAACAGGAGGGATGCCGCTTGAGATCATATCGAAAATACATCCCAAAAGACCAGTCAGAGTTTGACCATCGCTGGGCTTGCTGGGCAAGCAATCACAGAGGGTGGGCAAAAGCCAAACGGATGAACAGGCGGCTGGCAAAGCGCAAATTTAACCGAGAGGTGAGATTATGCTGCTTATCAGAATCATGATTTGCATCGCCGTGGTATCGGCAGCTTTCATCTATGCGTTTGGGATATGGGGGAATAAGCCATGATCACCAGAGAAGAATTGGAAGAATTCATAGAGGGAATGATATGAGTTACCATCAGACTATTTACAACAGGCTGCGGCAGGTCGGCATGACGGAAGCCGGGGCGCTTGGCTGCCTCGGCAACTGGGAGTGTGAGAGCAACTGCGAGCCGAACCGGGTGCAGGGTGACTTCTCGTCCTACCGGACAGCCAGCAAGCAGTATGTGGCGGATGTCACAGCCGGGCATATTTCCCGGGAGCAGTTCGGCCACGACGGGAAGGGCTTCGGCATCTATCAGCTGACGTATTCCAGCCGGAAACTGGGCTACTACGATTTCTGGAAGAAATCCGGGAAGGCGCTGGACGACGCGGAGCTTCAGGTGGATTATGCCGTGCTGGAACTGAAGCAGGATTACGGCAGCCTCTACACATATCTCTGCCACACGGATGATATCGCAGAAGCGGCAAACCGGGTGTGCCGTGAGTTTGAAAGACCAGCCTGGAACAATGTTAACGCACGGTATGCGGCCGCTCTGAGGATTAAGGACGAGATCGACCTATCAGGTGAAGCAACTGGACCAGATGAACCGGAAACAGACGATGATGGCATCCCGATCCCGAAGACATGGCCCCCGCGTACCATTGACGAGCATTGTTCCGGTTGGCCGGAGGTCTGGCTGCTTCAGTCGCTGCTGAAGTGCCACGGGTACAACGTCCTCATTGACGGTATCTGGGGACAGGTGCTCACGGAGAAGGTCAAGCAGTTCCAGCGAGAACACGGGCTTGATTCTGATGGCGTGGTGGGCCCGATGAGCTGGAAGGAGCTCATGGAGGTGTGACATGGATGATGCGGACTTCAAGGAACTGCGAGCCCGTGTAACAGCTCTTGAAAACAGGATGGCCGAGAAGGACACACAGTTCGCAGTCATCAACACCAAGCTTTCGGCAATTCTCTGGGGCGTCGGGGTTACCGGCACAGCTCTTGTAGGAATCTTATTGAAAATGCTCTTCGGAGTTTAACAGGAGGAATCATTATGAAGAAACATTTCATTGTTGTGGATGACACGGGGTTCTTCAACGTGACCGCTGAGTCTGTTGAGGAAATCAGGGCAGAGTACGGCAATGACTGTACCATCTATCAGGAGGTAGTGGACAATGGGTAAAGAGTTTTGGAAAGCCGCAGGCATCAGAGCCCTGCGCACAATCTGCCAGACGGCAGTGGCAACCATCGGAACGACTGCGGTTATCTCTGAAGTGGACTGGCTTACAGTCGGCAGTACCTCATTGCTCTCCGGGATTCTCTCGATCCTTACCAGTATCGCAACGGGCCTGCCGGAGGTGTAAACCATGGCGTTTGTAGGACAGGTAAGGACGGATGATGTCACCGGCGGTGTCGGGTCAACGCTTTACGGCGTTTGCCAGACAGCGGCGAACGTCGCGGCCAAGGAAGTTGCCATCGACGGGCTGGACGCGCTCATCCGGGGCCTTACGATCCATGTAAAGTTCACCAACTCCAACCGGGCGGCAGAACAGCCGACGCTGACGATCCGCAGCGTGGACAATCAGGCGAGGCCGATCTACCGGCACGGGGCGGTGCCGCCGGGAATCACCGACCGGGAGTCGTGGTATCCGGGGACCGTGGTGGCACTCACCTATGACGGCGAGGCCTGGGAAATGAACGACTGGCAGAGCGACACGATCTACAGCAACGCCACGCAGGCGGCAAACGGCCTGATGTCGGCAGCGGACAAGGCCACCCTGGACAACATCCGGGATAATCGGACGACCTCGCTGGCCTTCGAGAACGTGGCGACGTCCGCGTGGGTATCGGACAGCACCTATGCCAACTACCCGTACAAGGCGACACTCTCCTGCCCGGGCGTGACGGCGGACCACTTCGTTCAGGTCTGCTTTAACCCGCAGCATGTGGTGAACTACGTTCCCGCGCCGGTGTGCCTCGCGGGCCAGGATCAGGTGACGGTCTGGATGATGATCAATCCGGGGGCGAGCATCACGGTACCGACGGTGTTTGCGATCCTGCCGGACAGAACGTGAGGTGAGCCATGGCGTATCAGACTACAGGCAAAATTACCGGCATGGATGTTTTTCAGAGAGCTATCACCATCATGGACGAGCTCTCCGACGAGGGCAAATACAAGACTGAGGACACGTTAGAATATCAGCACAGGACGCTTCCAATCCTCAACATTCTTCAGAATGAGCTGTATCCGTTCAGCGATACGCACGGGCTCAATCAGGAGTGGGGTAATAGACGCAGACCGGTGTTGGATAGCCTGGAAGACCTGTACACGGAAATCGACCTTGACGATTACTGCGCAGGCACAGTGCTACCCTACGGGCTTGCGGCCCACCTGCTGTTGAACGAAGACCCAAGCGCGGCGAACTTCTGCCAGCAGCGGTACGACGAGCTCAAGGCCTCGCTCATGCGTGGACTTCCGGCAGAGAGTGAAGACATCGAGGACGTGTATGGACCGAGGGGTGGTATCTACCCGTACAACGAGTTCTCAAGGTGGTGCTGACATGGCGAAGAAGATGACAGCGGCAACCCTGAAGAAAAAGATCGACGAATACTTTGATGAATGCGGGAGCAGCGTGTTCCCGGATTACGCCGGAATGCTCCTCAGCCTCGACCTCTTTGAGGACGAGGTTGCGGAGCTTTGCGACGGAGACAGCACCGCTGCGGCAGAGTACCGCAGGGTGTTCGATTACGCCAGGCTCAGAAGAAAGAGCTGGTGTGTCAGGGAAGCAGCGAAGGACAGCAAACGCGGTTCGATCCTGTTTAACCTTCTGAAGCAGGAAGAGAACGGCGGATATACCAGCGCGTCTGCTCCAAACAAGGGCGCAACCCTTAACATCAAGTGGGAGAGCGCAGGCGGGGCAGACGCTTTCAAGTAGGTGAAGATATGGCAAGCATTACAGGCGCGGTTAACGAGAAAATCTTCAGCCTGAAGAAATGGGGCGGGCTCAATGAGGCCCCGGACGGGGACACCCGCCTCAGTCTCGGCGAAGCCTCGAAAATGGTCAACTGGAAGATCACGAGAGACGGCAACCTCAAGCGGCGACCCGGCACGCAGTTCGTGGCGGGGCTGAGCCCGGAGTACAGCCTGGAGATCAGCGGCGACATCCGTGCGCTTCAGGCTGTCTCGGACGAGGACCGCTTTGCCATCTATCAGGACGCGTCGGCGGACGTGGTGCCGGGGAAGGTCACACTGATCGGAACGGGCGCGGCCATCCTCAACGGCACCATGATCACCAACTCGGCAATAATCAATCATGGCGTGCTGAGCTACGAGGAGCCGGGGGCGGCGACGATTGAAAGCGGCGTGCTGAGCGTTCTGAACGCCTCGACGGAGATCACGCTGGCAGAGCTGCGGGAGCAGCTGGAAGCACTGGAAGACGGGGAGTACCTGTACATCTGGTACGACGAGCTCCCATACGCACTCAACGAAAACTCCCTGTACGAGGTGAACGGGAAGACCTGGCTCGGCGGATATCGGATGAAGTCGGTTCCGTCGGTGAGCGCGTCGGTGGCGGGGCTCTGGAACGGCCTTGTGCAGGGCAAGGAGATGTTGCTTGCCGCCTGCAACGGCTGGGTGTGGAGCTTGTACGACGAGGAGACGGGGCGGATGACCCGCAACCAGCTGGGCGAAATCAACACGGACGGGCGGGTGAGCTTCTTCCCGTTTGCGGGGAACGTGTACATCCTCGACGGGGAGGACTATTACGTCTATGACGGGGCGATGCTCTCGCAGGTGAAGGGCTACATCCCGCTGGTTGCCATCGGCATCGGGCCGGTGGTGGCAGGGACGGACGATGCCTCAAGCGGTGAGACAACGGGCGAATACATCAACCGGCTCACGAATTACCGGCGGGTCTGGATCTCCCCGGACGGGACGGGCGTGACCTTCCCGCTGCCAGAGCAGGGGATCAGCTGGGACAGCCAGTGCTACGTCAAGGACCTGGGAACCGGGGACGAAGTGCCTTCCACGGACTACAGCGTGGACACGACGAAGGGACAGGTGACCTTCGGGACGGCCCCGGCACGGAGCGTGAACAGCTACGAAATCTGCTACTTCGTGGAGACGGCAATCGACTATCGCGCACAAGTGACGGGGAACCGCTTCGCGGAGCTGTTCTCAGGACCCACGGACAACATGGTCTTTCTCTACGGCGACGGGACGAACCGGGCGCTCTATTCCGGGATGGACTATGACGGGATGCCAAGGGCGGACTATTTCCCGGATGAATATGAAGTCCACGTCGGGGACAGCAACACGCCGATCACGTCGATGATCCGGCACTACGGGGATCTGGTCTGCTACAAGCCGGACAGCACCTGGGCGATTACGCAGAGCTCGATGGAGCTTGCCAGCGGTGACAACACGGTTGGCATCTACTGCACCCCCGTGAACCGCGACAAGGGCAATGTGGCCCCGGGACAGGTCCGGCTTGTGGACAACAACCCGGTGACCTGCTCGGAGCGAGAGCTCTACCACTGGGTGAATTCCAGCTATTACACCTCCACGCTCAGCCGGGACGAGCGGCAGGCACGTCGAATCTCGGACCGGATTCAGCGCAGTATTAAGGAGATCGATCTCACAAAGTGCTGCATGTGGGACGACAACGACGGGCAGGAGTGGTACCTCAGCGAGAACAAGGTGACGATTGTCTGGAACTACGTCACGGACACCTGGTACCGCTACGAAGGAATCGACGCGGTGTGCATGTGCAACTTCCACGGGGAAGTGATTTACGGCACGTCGGACGGCCTGATCGCAAGACTAACCTATGACAGCATGGGCGACATGGGCTACCCGGTCAAGGCGGAATGGGAGTCCGGCGCCATCGACTTCGGGGCGGCAAACATGCGGAAGTATTCCTCTTCCATGTGGGTCGGACTGAAGCCGGAGGACGGGACGAGCGTGGACGTGAAGCTCATCACGGACCGGAAGGACACGTTCAAGGAGAAGGTGGTGAGCTCGGAGAAGGCCAAGGTGGACGGACAGCCCTTCATGGTCAAGACCAAGCTCAAGGCAAAGAAGTTCGTGTTCTACCGGCTGCTGCTCTCAGTGGACGAGAAGATGCGGGCGGTCACGGTGACGGACGTCGAATTCCGGGTACGCCAGACCGGCTACGCCAAGTGAGGAAGAAGACATGATCGGAAAAACGAATTCAGGGATTATCCTCGCCATTCTGAACATCTCGGCGGCGAAAAGCTGCACGGTCACCTTGACGCAGGCGGGGCGGGCCTTCAGCTTTACCGAGAGCGGGACGGACATGAGCTTCAAGCTCCCAACGGTGGGGACGGGGACGGGAACGACACAGTTCAATGGGCTCACGGAAGTCAAGAGCGTCACGCTGAGCCCGGGCGAAGTTCGGAACCTCACGGTGCTGGATGCGCTGTATCTGTACAACCGCGGCACATATCTCACGGGCTTCGGCACGGGCTGGAGCCGGAGCGGAACCGAACAGGCAAACGAGATCCTGATCTGGTCGAATACCTACCAGAACGCGGAACGCGGCATTACGACAAGGTCCAATGGCTCTGCCAGCCTTACCAATATCCGAACGGTGGAAATCGCGTACCATGTCGGGATCGGCATTACGGAAGGCTCCAACTGGGGCTCACAGGCAAAGCTCAGGGTTACAAATACCAGCGGCACTGTCCTGAAGGAGCTTCCATTCGGGCACGCGAATCGAAACCAGAACGCCACCTGGTATGTGGATGTGAGCGATACTTCGGCAATGGCAAAGTTCGAGCTCATGGTCAACGGCGGCAACGGGTCCGGTGAACTCAGGCTGTACAGCATCAAACTTATCCCGGGATAACATAAAGAGGTGAACAACATGGCATCCCTTCAGGAAACCTTTGCACAGCGGCAGAACGAGTCCGCAGCGCAGATCAACAACATGTACGACAAGCAAAACGCCACGCAGGCGGCGGGGCTCAAGGCGGAGTATGACCGGAACATGTCAAACGCCCAGGCGGAGGCCAACAAGATCGCCCCGGCGTATCAGGCGCAGGCCAACACCCTCGCGGGGCAGTTTGAGCGCCAGAGGCGGAACGCCAACCTCAACGGCATGATGAGCGGCCTCGGGAGCGGAGCTGGACAGCAGCAGCAGAACGCGATGCGCAACCAGTTCATGGGCCAGTACGGCGCACTCAGAGGGCAGGAGGCCGGAGCGGTCAACGACGCCAACCAGAAGATGGCCGACCTCACGGCCACCTACAACAATGCGCTGGTCTCGGCACGGGCGGAGACGGACGCCAAGCGGGATCAGGAGCTTGTCAAGAACTACGATACGAACCGGCAGTGGTACGAGCAGCAGGCGCAGAACCTCGCAAGCAATTACGGACAGTTCAATAACCTCAAGGACATCTACGGCGAGGCGCAGGCAAACCAGATGCGGAATACCTGGATTGCTCAGAACCCGGAGGCGGCCTTTCGCAGCGGCATGATCTCGGCAGACGACTACAAGAAGCTGACGGGGAAGAACGCCTCGGCAGACCCGATCCGGGCGTTGTATGATAGCGCACAGACCAAGTACATGCCGTACAACAGCATCTACTGAGGAGGGAAGGCATGGCGGAGAAGAATGTGGCAGTCCCCAAGCCGACGGCGGTCACGACCGCCCCGGAGATGAAGACGCAGGCGGCGGACGCCAATCAGTTTAAGCAGGCGTTCGACGCCCGCAAGCAGGGGGCTCAGAACAACATCAACAATACGCTCGGCAGCTCCTTCAACACCCAGAAGCAGGGGCTTGCGGACGCGTACCAGCAGAACGTCGCAGCACAGGGCAAGGCGACGGCAACGGGACAGCAGGCCTTCAGCACGGCAAACCAGGACCTCGGCGTTCAGGCGGGGCGCACACAGACGGGCATGGACAGCTACGCGGATGTTCGAGGGCTGAACAGGCAGCCCGGGTCTCAGAAGTCACTCTCGCTGGGACTCGGAGCTGCTACAGCCTCGGGCAGGCTGGCACAACAGCAGCAGCTGGCAGCACAAGAGAGCCAGAGGCAGCAGGAACTGCTCAAGACAGACTACCAGAATCAGATTTCCAAAGCTGTGGCGGCGAACGATTACAAGACAGCTGCGGCTCTGCTGGACAACTATAACAAGCAGAACAGCTGGCTTGATCAGAACGCAGCGGCCATGGCGAGCTTCGGCAACTTCAGCGGCTACGAACAGCTGTACGGGCCGGATCAGGCAAGGGCGATGCAGCAGTTCTGGATCGGCTCGAACCCGGAGCTGGCGTACAACACCGGCGTCATCGACGCAGCGCGGTACAAACAGATTACCGGCCTCAACGCACCGGATTGGCATCCGCCCGCAGAGGGTGGCGGAGACATCGACAGACACGTCCCGTCTGCGCACGAAATCTGGGTTGGCAGGACCGGAGGCGTGAGCCACGGCGGCGGCCGTGGCGAAAGCGCACGTCATGGCAAATAACGGAGGCTAAGCATGGCTTATAAAAGAGACGACAACGGCGGACAGGCAGCAGCAAGCGCAGCCCCTTCCAGTGGCAGCTCTTCGGCGAGCGGAAATTACAGCAGATCGGGGAGCCCCAGCACAAGCAGCAAAGCCAGCCCAAAGCCAAGCGCCAGAAGCAGCGGCGGGGGATCGAGAGATTCCTCCGCCCACGCGGCAGCAAGTGCAGATCGTGCAGCAGCAGCAGGCCGGGGAAAAGTCGCAACATTTACGCCGACCAGAAAAAGCTCAACACCGTGGGCGTTGGACTGGGCTGACGAGAGGCGTGGATCAAGCAAGCAAAACAGTGCCAATGCCGGAACGTATCGGGGAGCTGTAAACTCCCCGACAGCCGGTCAGCAGGGTTATGGCGCCAGCGGTGGTATGGAAGGGCTTCAGGAAGGCCGTGATGCTCGCCGGAGTCCCGCCGAACGGGAGCAGTCGGTAGAAGATTCGCATCTGCAAGCCTCTATTCTCCAACTTGCCCGTGGTGCGAGCGGAAAGAAAATTAAGGGCGACGGAACGGCCTTTGGCTACGCCAATGAGCTGATCCAGATGTGGAACGAGGGCAAGGATGTCGCACCCGTTGTAAAAGATGGCGTCGTCTCCTGGGTGAACGGCGTTGACAGAACCGGTACTCGCGTCTTTTACGACTACGATGAAAAAGGCAACAAAGTTAAAACCAAGGACAAAGAGCTTCAGAACGCCAACGATGACGCCATGTGGACGGACATTGAAGGCTGGCTTAAGTATGCCAATTCCGGTTCGCAGACCAGAGCAGACAACATCAAGCAGAGTGGGCGTATTGCCGAATACATGAGGGCAATTGAAAACGGCCTCATGGACAACTACGACGTCACGAAGGAAAACGGGGAAACGCTCAGCCTTTACGATTACCTCGGCGAGCTGTTTGACCTCAGGGATCAGCTGGATGAGGTGGCTGATGTTAATGAGGCCAGCACGGCTGCCCGATACTTCTCTCAGCAGTACGATGATATTTTCACCAGACTGCAAAGCGGAGCAGATGTTGATTACAACAAGATTGGCGACGATGCGGTAAGTCTCGCCGGTTACGCTAAGAGGTTCGCGGGAGACGAACAGCTTTCTTCCTTCTTCAGCGGGCTCAGTGATGAGTACTATCGGCTGTATAATCGTGAAAGCATCAAAGAGCTTGAGGCGCAGAATCAGGAGCTAGCAACAGCGCTGGCACAAGCGAAAAGCGACGGACTGGCCGCGAGCCAGGGCGTGACATGGCTGGACAGCGCTGATGTTATTGCGAGCGATGAAGACCGAAGAATCGCAGAGGAAAAAGCAAAAGCAGCGGATGCAGCTACCAGAGAAATTTATGATTCTCAAATGGCGGTGCAGGCGCAGATCGCGCAGCTGAATGATGAATATCGCAATCGCTTCATGACGCCAGAGGTAGAGGCGGCCATGCAGCGCCTTTCGATTCCTGAGCTTGGCAAAGCATATTCCAAAGAAGATATCGATGAATATGTCAAATCCGGCAAGGCAGATGAAGCTGCGATTCTTGGCGGGTATAAAAACATTGCAGAACAAATGCGCAGGGAAGATCAGCAGCTTGTCGATGACTGGAACTCCGGCATGGGCTTTGCCCAGCAGTATTACAACTGGCAGGATCGACTCGCAGGTGTCAGCAAGAGCTTTGCGGCAAGAACTGCCGGTTCTGTCGCCAATATCGCAGCTTTGGCAACAGATGCGGTTACGCACGATAATGACCAGCTCAGCGAAGCTCAGCAGGCTCGCGATATGGCAGCGCGGGCGTACCTAACGGACGCTACCCCGGAAAACAAAGCCGCGCTTGATGAGGCTGAGGCGGCACTTAGCCAGGCACAGAACGATTTGGCTACCGGGCAAACCGAAAGAACCGGCGCTGCCGTCAAGCTGGAAGATATCGCAGACACTCTTGATGAGAACGCGCAGGCAGAGATCGCCAAGGCTAAGGAAGGTGCGTCCAAGTGGGGGCAGTTCGGCCTTGATCTCCTCTCCACTGGTATGGACATGGGGCTTGACGCGCTGACCGGCGGTAGGCTCTATACCATGTTTGCCCGCGTTGCCGGAAGTGGCATCGGTGAAGCACGACGTGCAGGCGCATCTTCTGAGGAACAGCTTTTCTACGGACTTTCCAAGGGCGCAATTGAAGTCGCAACCGAAAAACTCACTGACGGACTTGGCGCTATTTACGGCAAAGGTATCTCGTCTGACGTTGTTGAAAAAGCGATCTCTCGTCTTTCCAGTTCCGAGGCCGGAGCAAACTTTCTTCGTCTTCTTGCGGGAGTAATCGGTGAAGGCGGCGAGGAAGTCATGTCCGATCTTCTCGACCCGTTCACAAAATGGGTCATTGACGAGGGAGCTAGGGACAATCGCACTTACGACGTCGATTTGTCTGAGATGCTTTATGACTTCCTGCTTGGCGGAGCTATGGGCTTTCTGGGGCAGGGAGGCGAAGCCGTTCGTGGTGAGTATGCCACAAAGAACGCAGAGATCAGAGAGGGCGACGCAGCGATTCTCGAGAAAGCAGAGAATGCCGAAGCAACCGGCCAGCAACTCAGCAAAGGCGAACTGCGAGACCTCGAAGCCGCGCAAGCCAGAGAGGCACAGCAAGGCATTAAAGGCGGCCTTGTTATCGGGCCAAACGGAGGTCTTGTTATCGCGCCCGGCACAAGGGCTGCCGCTAAAGGCGACAACCGGCACGACACAGCAGTCAGTACGCTTGCTGAAGGCGTCGATAGAGTAGGCTACGTCAACTCCACCGACGCTGACGCGGACTTCAGAGTCGCCACAACCGGCGCACAGGGACCACGCACTGACGCTGAAGCTGACCAGCAGTCTTACGCTCGGGAAATTGAAGCCGAAGCTGAAAGACAAGCTGAAGCTGATGAAGCAAAAAAGGCTGAAGAGGCTCAAGAAGCGAAGCGTAAAGAAGACGCCGAGTTGAACGAGCAGGCTCGCATCCGGGAGCAGGAAGCCGAAGGGGCAAGACGCGCAGCTCAGGCGTTCCAGGATGAACAGGATGCTCAGCTGAAAGCAGCGCAGGAAGCGGAGAAATACGCACAGCTTGCACACAACGCAAGAGAGTTTCAGGCCGAGCAGGATTTTCTCCGAAAAGCAGAACAAGCAAGGCAGGCGGCTGAAGAGGCCGGGAGAAAAGCCGAGGAACAACTAGCTATGGCGGACTCCCAGAGCAAAGCCATCACAGCACAGGATGGGAATGTTTCTCCTGCTCCGGCAAACCAGAACGAGACCAATCAGCAGATCGCAGACTCCCAGGCAACAGCACTGGAAGGACAGGACATAAGCCCTGTTGCAGCCCCTCAAAACGCAGACCTCGCTACGGCCTCAGAAACGACCCCAGGAGCGCAGGCAGTTTCCGCCCAAGCAAACACTCAGGAGACCCACCAGCCGTCGGTTAAACTCGAAGGAAACGAGCGTGGCGAGGTCTCTGCTCCCGTTGCTACAGCGGAACAGGGGAAAGCGTCTATTGAAAGCGGCGAAACGAACAACAAGACGGTTGCCGAAGTCATCCCGATGGTGGATAAGCATGTCAGCGAATCAGAACCCATCTCGACTGTTGCTCAAAACGTGTTTGAAAGTCGCGGGTCTGGGAAGACTCCACTCAGTGACCGTGTAGCAAACTGGATTAAAAGCAAGTTCCCGACCGGCGTTCACTCCAAAGCTATTAACGGGAATGTCATTGTTGACAAACGTGGGATCAAAAACGACATTGCTCATGGAGTCGGGGAAGCGAAGGCTGCGACGTTTGCGGCTGTTCCTGATGTTCTTGACAAGGGGACGATTGTCAGCCGGTCTGACGGCAGTGTGAAGGGCAGAAGCGTCACGATTGCCGGGAAGGTTATGCTGAACGGCTCTCCGGTGAACGTGTATTGTGTCGTGAAGCAGAACAGCGGAGACAACCGGTTCTACCTGCATGAGGTTTCTGACGGCAACGGCACGGTGTTTTACAAGCTTGGGCAAAATAATAACGCCACACCTGCGTTGCTCGACTCAACCGGGACGAACCCGGCGAGCGCAGATGTGACGTCTGAGGAAAGTATAACACAGAATCCGCAGGTTGGCAAGGCCGAAGCACAAGAAACGGGCCGAACTCCCGGCAAAGTCAAGCAATCTCAGTCTGCGTTTGAGCAGGACGTAGCAACCAAAGGCGAACGTGCGAATACCGATGCGGCAATGGGCGAAGCCGAGTTCCTGTCCAGAACCAACGAAGCACGATCCCGGACGGCGGATGCGCTCACTGACACACAGGAGAAAGCCGATGCCCAGGTACAGCGACTGCTTCAGGAAGATTACGTCTGGAACGACGATGATGTAGTTATCTCTCAGAAGCTTATGTTT